TGGCGGCTAATTCAAAATCCAGAAAAGGTATCTCTGCAATCCAGAGGGCCAAAGCTCATTATCAAAGTCAGCCTATTAGGGAAATACAAGTTCCTGAGTGGGCTGACGATAATGGTGATCCATTCGTCTTTTATGTCAAACCATTCACTCTACAGGATCAAGGAAGGCTTCAATTTGCTATTCGGGATCAATCAGAAGCGGATGCTTTGGCAGAGGTTTTAATTCTCAAAGCCTTAGACGAAAATGGTGACAAGGTATTCGCTATCGGAGATAAGATTGATCTTCGACAGAATGTTGATGCAAAAGTCTTAGCTAGAGTCGCCGGACAAGTTATCGGTAACTCAGCCGAGGAATTGGAAAAAAACTAAGGCAAAGCGAGGAGCGCCAGTTTCGATTTTTTCTCGCGGATCGCCTTGGTATGACGGTTGAACGACTTGAAGCTGAAATGTCGGCTGATGAATTTATTGAGTGGTCGGTGTATCATCAGATAGAGTCAGAACGGCAAAAAAGGGCGATGAGAAATGGCAACAACAAGGCTAGAAACGCGCCTCACGGCTAAAGACGATACTGGCCGCGCCTTTCGCTCATTACAATCAAGCCTAGCGACTGCTGATCGTGCGTTTGTAAATCTCACGAAGGTAGCTGCTGGGCTTGGTGCTGTTTTTGGCGGTGTATTTATCCGCGACCTTGTTGATGTAAATAAGAAGTTCCAATCCTTACAAGCGTCATTGGTTACTTTCACTGGATCGACAGAGAAGGCTAAAGGCGCGTTCAACATATTAAAAGAATTCGCCAAAACGACGCCATTCTCCCTTGATGAGGTCGTTGGTTCGTTCAATGTTCTTATCGCTCAAGGCATTAAACCAACGGAAGCCCAGCTTCGTAATTTTGCTGATATTGCTGGTGGTACTTCTAAATCTATCCTTCAATTCTCTGAAGCGATTGCCGATGCTTCTGTTGGTGAATTTGAGCGCCTTAAAGAATTTGGCATCAAAACCAAAAAAGAAGGTGAAAACATAACCTTCACAATTGGCGATCTAACAAAGACCATCAATAACGATGCTGACTCTATACTTGCTGCATTAGCTGAAATAGGTGCAACAAAATTTGCAGGGGGCGCTGCTAGACAGGCAGAAACCCTTGGTGGCGCGTTTACAAACCTTCGTGATACTGTTGATGAGTTTATGTTTGAGGTCGGAGAAGCTGGTTTAGCTAAAGAGCTATCTAAAACAGTTCGATCTTTAACTAGCGTTATGAACGGCAATAAAGACTTAGCAAAAAGCCTATCTAATACTGGCGTCAAAGCGATTAGATATTTTGTTGATGCTATAAGATTTATGAGAAATAACCTCGATACTATTTATCAGGTTTTACAGGTTGTTTTTGGCGCTTTCATAGTCCGAAAAATTATTTCTTTTGGTTTAAAATTGATTGCGTTGACGCGAATATTAGCTGGACTTGTTTTAGCCGTAAGAACGATGAACGCATCGATCTTGCTTATTCCGGCAATAATTGCTGCTGCCGTTTCTGGTGTTGCAGCTCTAATTGGAAAGTTTGATGACCTAAAAAGAGGTGTTATCAATCTTGCTAGAGAAACCGATGAGCTTCTAGGTATTACTTCAGGCGTTGAAGGAGTGATGCAAGAGCTTGGAATAGCTACAACCTTAACAAGTCAAGAAATAGATGATTTTAAAGAAGTAAATGAAGGCGTTGGAAGAGTTCTTGAGCAAAATATTGAAACATTAGAAGACGTATATGGCGCAACTAGAAATGCTGGCGAGGCGGCAAAAGAAACATTCGGCGAAGGTGCTATTCGAGGCGTTAGAGAATATTTCGAAACGATCAGAAACCATGCAGATAACGCCGCTGAATTCACTGGTGGCGCTTTTAGATCACTGCAAGATACGCTTTCCGAATTCTTCCAAACAGGAAACATAAATTTCGGCAGCTTTGTTGACTCTGTTAAACGTGGTCTTGCTGATCTTGCTGCAAAAGCGGTTATCACAACTGGCCTTGAATTTCTTGGGTCGGTCTTTCCATCATTAAGGTTTGCTGAAGGTGGTATTGTTCCCGGCGCTGGTGGTCCAAAAGAAGATAATATTTTGGCTCGGTTATCATCAGGCGAATATGTTATTAAAGCATCGAGCGTTAATAAATTTGGTCGCGGTTTCTTTGATAAATTGAACGCGGGTCAAATGCCTGGAAGCAATCTATCAATTCCTGGTGGTATGGCTGAAAGTATGTTCCCAGGAATGTTTGTTGGTGGTTTTGTTAGCGACCTATACAAAGGCGGAAAAAGATTAGTTAAAACAGCGGGAAAAGCATTTGATGCTTTCTTGGATGATCCTATTGGTAGCGTTAAAACGTTAGTCACAAATTTTGACGATGTTCTTTTTGGTGCTGGTGCTTACGATATAGCGGTGGGCATTGCTACGGGTGATCCTAAACGCATCATCAAAGGCATAAAAAACGCCGTTGGAATGATTAAAGATTCCATCGAAAATATGATTAACGGGATCATCAGCGGTGATCCAATGACAATCGCTCTGCTTGCTTCGTCGTTCATATTGCCGGGAGTTGGCGCGTCTATAAGTTCAGCTTTAGGTCCAGCTTTGGGTGGTAGTCTTGGCGGATTTATGACTGGCGTGACAACTGGGATAAGTAACTCCTTCGCTGCTGGTATTCTTGGTTCTGGGTCGCTATCTGCAATCGCAGCTTCTGTTGGAATGGAGCTTGTTAAGGGCGCTGTTATTGATGGTCTTTCGGCTCAACTTTCAAATGCAATCGTTCCTGGTGTTCAAGGTGTACAATTCGGATCATCAGCATATGCTCACAATCGTGCAGCCGCATTTGAAACGCTCTACAATAAATCCGCTCCATACCTAGCCAGAGCTTCAGGCGGTCCAGTTACTGCAAATGATAATGTTCTGGTTGGTGAGCAAGGTCGAGAAATGTTCATTCCAAACAGGAATGGCACAATCGCTCCAATCAAATCTCAAGGCGCTGATCTAATAGGTGCAGTGGTTTCTATGAAAGAAGAGATTGTCAGTTTGCGCCGCGACATGGCTAGAATGATGAGTGGACAAGCTTTGGCTGGTGCGAGGGTATAATCGATGGTCGCCACAACCCTCGCTGATCTAGTCGCCAATCCGTACGCAAAAAAGAAGTATCTGGTTATTCTGAAGCCTTACGATATTTCTGGAGCGGCAGTTACAACGCTTTATTATTCTGGTGAGGGTTTCGTTACTTCTCCAACAGATACACCAGCAAACACACTATTCGAGCCACGTTTAATTGAGCCGATTTCATTTCAACGCTCGATGTTTTCTAGTGGTAAATTGGGTGGATTTAGTGTTCCTGGCTTTGGTAATCTTGTTTTAAATAATGCTGATGGTGGTTTAGATGCGCTCTCAGGATACGCTTGGGATGGACGCTCTGTTGAAGTTAGGGTTGGCGAGGCTGGTGCAGCTTTTGCATATTATTTCACGATATTCGATGGCCAAGCTCACTCAATAGAATTCGATGATTTGCAAATTAGAGTCATTCTAAGGGATCGCCAGGACGACTTTCAACTCAACTTCCCGATCAATTTATACGCTGGAACGGGTGGAAATGAGGGATCAGCAAACCTCGAAGGTAATCCAAAGCCATTATGTTTTGGTGAGGTTAAGAATATTGAGCCAGTTTTAGTCGATGCAGCGAATAGGGTTTATCAGGTTCACGATGGCCAAATAGAAGCAATCAACGATGTTTACGATGGTGGTGTGGCGCTAACATTAACCACGGACTACACAGTCGATCTAACCAATGGTCGATTTACGCTAGTCGCCGATCCTACAAACGTTGTAACTGCTGACGTTGAAGGCGCTAAACCCAGTGGGTCGTATAAATCAACGGCTGCTGATATTGTTCGCTTGATCGTGACTGATTATGGCGGATTGGCTGACCCAGGCGATCTAAACACAACGTCATTCTCCGATCTAAATACCGCTAATTCCAGCACTGTCGGAATATACGTTAAAGACAATACAACCATCCTTGCAGTCGTCGATGAGCTTATGAATACTGTCGGTGGTTTCTATGGGTTTGATAGGGATGGATCGTTCGAGGTTGGTCAGATTGCTTTGGCTAGTGGTACTGCTGATGCTGAATTCGACAAAACAACGATGATTGAAATAACCCGTCTAGCTTCTGCTGTACCAAATTATCAAGTTCGCGTCGGTCATAGCAAAAACTATAAAACCATGAGCGAATCAGAATTAGATGCGTCGATTTCCAGCGCTAGACGTGATTTCTTGGTTCGTGAAACTTTATTTCAAACGGCAGAAGATACGGCAGTTCAAACACCATATCCTAATTCTGAAGCGTTGATTGTTCCCGCGTTGTTTAATGGATCAAGTCCAGCATCGACTGAGGCATCTAGGCTTTTAACGATCTATAAAACACAACGAGACATTTATCGGGTAAAGGTTAAGACTCAGCCATATACCCTCAAGCTAAATGACGTGGTAAAAATAACGTTTCCTCGGTATGATCTAGGAAGTGGCAAATTGTTTCGGATTATATCGATATTTGAA